TTCACGTTTTGTTCTTCAACCTTGGAACAAACCAAGAACAAACCGCGAACAGGAACAAAACGAGAACAAGGGTGACCCCCCATGGGGGTGCGTGTTACTATATGTTCAATACGTTCATTCAGGGGGGGATGTTCAAATATCTCCAATGTTCACCATTGACACACCAAGTAAAGTTTGATATAATGACAGTACAACCTAGGAGGTTTACATTGTCTACCAAGTTTGCTAGCTATGAAGAACCTAAACCTATAGACAAAGCGCTAACTGAAAAAGAGGCTAGCTTTGTTGTAGAACTAGTAGACAATCACCGTGAGCCTTTAGAGGCTTTCCAAGCTTCTGGTTATAGATGCAACCAGGGAAAAAGCTTGGCAAAGAACCGCTCCAAGCGGCTCCAGCGTCACCTTTGGCTCCACATTGAAAAGCGCATCAAGGAGAAGGTCGGTGAGACTGCTACCTTGGCCGTAGCTGTCCTAGAGAAGCTGATGCGCGAAGCTGACTCAGAGAACGTCAGGCTCAATGCTGCAAGGGACATTTTGTCTAGGGCAGGTTACGATGCAGTCCACAAGCAGGAAACCACGGTCAAAGAGGTCAATGAGCTGTCTGACGACGAGCTAGATGCACAGATAGCCTTGCTGAGCAATGTAGTTAAAATCGGTGGATAAATCAGCTGTCCTAGAGCTTCTGCGCGAGAAAGAGCATCGACAGGTAACAACCAGGATCAAGCAGTACAAGCCCTACGACTACCAGACTAAGTTCCACATGGAGGGCAATACTGGCGCACAGCGCATCCTGATGGCGGCTAACCGGGTAGGTAAAACCTACTGTGGTGCTGTAGAAACGGCATACCATCTTACAGGTGATTATCCCGATTGGTGGCAAGGACGCAGGTTCAATAAACCAGTGCGTGTCTGGGCAGCTGGTGAATCCAACGATACCACCAGAGACATCATCCAGAAGGAACTCTTTGGTAATCCCCAAGACCCTAGTCTTAAGGGAACGGGCGCTGTACCATTAGCCAATATTGTAGAAACCACGCGCAAACCCGGTGTTCCCAATGCATTCAGCAGTGTATTGGTCCTGCACAAATCGGGGGGTAACTCCCAGATCAGCTTCAAGGCCTATGAGCAGGGTTTTGAGAAGTTCATGGGCGAGGCCATAGATGTTGTCTGGCTGGATGAGGAACCTAAGCAGGAAATCTTCAGTCAGTGCATCACCAGAACAGCTGATACCAATGGTATAGTCTACATGACGTTCACCCCTGAGCGTGGGATGACCAACGTGGTCAGTGCGTTCCTGAATGACCTTAAACCGGGGCAGAGCATAACCACGGCTACGTGGGACGATGTAGATCACCTTGATGAGAAGACCAAGGAACAGTTGCTGGCTGTCTATAGCCCAGCGGAACGAGACATGCGTTCCAAGGGTATCCCTGTGTTTGGCTCAGGGCTTGTCTATCCGGTCAGTGAAGAAGATGTAGTCTGTGAAGATTTTGACCTTCCAGAACATTTTCCTAGGTTGGCAGCAATTGACTTTGGTTTCGATCATCCAACAGCCGTCACTTGGGTGGCCTATGATGCAGATGACGACATAATTTATGTCTATGACGAATACAGGCGGTCAAAGGAAACACCATTGACACACGCCGCTGTGGTAAACGCCAGGACTCCTGGTATCCCCGTAGCCTTCCCGCACGATGGTCTACAGCACGATAAGGGGTCTGGGATACAGCTAGCACAGCAGTACAGGGACTTAGGTGTCTGTATGCTGGTTAGTCATTTTAGCAACCCGCCAGCAGAAGGAGACAGTGGAAGTGGTAAAGGTAACAACTCTATTGAAGCGGGGATCAGCGAGCTTCTGCAACGCTTTGAAACTGGTCGGTTACAAATTTTTGAGTCCTGTCAAGAAACTCTTGAAGAGCTTAGGCTCTATCACAGGAAAAATGGAAAAGTGGTTGCTATCAAAGACGACCTTCTAAGCTCGATGCGCTATGCAGCGCTCAGTGTAGGACGTTTTGGAGAGCAGCTAAAAAATAAATCTATGTACCGTAAATATAGTTACGATACCGAAATAAAATATTCAAACGTAGGGATAGTCTGATGAGCTTGTATGCCAACATGAACAAACGTAAAAAAGCAGGGACTTCTCGGTCCAAAAAGAAAAGCACGATTACTCCCAAAGCCTACGCTAGCATGAAAGCTGGATTTCCCAAGAAAAAGAAAAAGGCTTAGTATTGTGGCTAGAGAACTAGACGATCAGGAAATCCTATCGCTGGTAGATAGCGAGATCAATGGTAGTTCAGACTATCTAGACTCTGAGATTAGCGCCCAGCAAGCTACTGCTATGGAGTATTTCTATGGTGAACCCTTTGGCAACGAGGAAGATGGTCGTAGCCAAGTAGTTGTCACCGATGTTCAAGACACCCTGATGTGGATGATGCCTAGCTTGATGCGTATCTTCACCGCTGGGGACAAGGTTGTAAAGTACATCCCCGAAGGACCGGAAGATGTAGAAACAGCAGAGCAAGCCACTAATTACGTAAACCATGTGTTCTACAAGCAGAACGATGGATTTATGATCCTGTATAATATGTTCCTCGATGCCCTGATGCAAAAGGTCGGGGTGGTCAAGCACTACTGGGAAGACGTAGAAAAGACCACAACTGAGTCCTATGAGAACCTGACTGATCAGGAGTTTAACCTTCTTGAACAGGACGAAGAACTAGAGATTATCGAACACGAAGAAACAGTAAATATCATAGACATTCCTGCTCCTATGCAGGGAGAGACTATGGAAATGGAAGAAATATCTCACGATGTTACCTATGCTAGAACTACTATGGACGGCAAGGTAACTATAGAAAACGTACCACCAGAAGAGTTTCTAATTGACCGTGGTGCTAAGACTCTGGAAGATGCACGCTTTATTTGTCACCGTTCGCACAAGTCTAGGTCTGATCTTATAGCAATGGGCTATGACGCAGACTTGGTAGATAGCTTGCCCGGCTATACTAGTGGGGCAGACGATGTAACGACTAGCCAAGAGTACATGGCGCGTCATTCTTATGACTCTACTAATGCGTACCCTAACCAAGCAGCAGTTGACTCTGAAGTCTTGGTGATGGTTAACGAATCGTACATGAAGCTTGACATGGACGGGTCTGGTATAAGTGTCCTGCACAGGATTCTTAGCAGTGGTTCAGAAGTACTAGACTGTGAGCCTATTGACTACATCCCGTTCAGCTCTGTCTGTCCTATTCCGATCCCGCATAAGTTCTACGGGCTTAGTGTAGCAGAAACGGTACAGGACATTCAGTTAATCAGGTCTACCCTGACGCGCAACCTGCTAGACAATATGTACTTGGCAAACAATGGCAGGTTCCAGATCGTTGAAGGACAGGTCAACGTAGACGACTTGCTGACCAGCCGTCCCGGTGGCATTGTCCGTACACGTAGCCTGAACGCTCTCCAGCCTATCCAGACCCCCGCTTTGCAGCCAGCAGCGTTCCAGATGCTTGAATATTGGGACGCTATCAAGACGGGACGCACAGGGGTCAACCCACAGACGCAAGGTCTTTCAGCAGACGTACTGAAGACACATGTGACCACGGGTGCTGTTACCGCCGCTATGACGAACTCTCAGGGGCGCTTGGAGCTTATCGCCAGGATATTTGCAGACACTGGTGTTCGCAACATGTTTAAGCAGATATACAATCTTATCCAGCGCTATGAGAATCGTAAGAAAGTAGTCAGATTTAACAATACCTATACAGAGATTGATCCGTCCAGTTGGCGGGAAGACTTGGATGTTAGCATAGAAGTAGGTGTAGGTTACGGAGATCAGGATATCAGGCTACAGAACATTAGCAACTTTGCCAGCTTGATTGAAAAAGTAGGCGACAAGACGGAAGGAATTGTCCAAGCGGATAATGTCTATAATTTGGTCAAAGAAATTGCCGACGAGATGGGCATCAAAAATGTAGACAAGTTTGTAACTCAGCCGCCTCCGCCACAGCCTAAGCAGCCTAGCCCACAGGAACAGCTAGCACAGGCGCAAGCACAGGCTATGCTCACACAGGCACAGGCTAGCCAGCTAGAAGCTGAAGTAAAAGCTAAGGAGCTTGAAATTAAAGCTGCCAAACTAGAACTAGAACGTGTTGAAGTTGAACACGACATGGCTATGAAACGCGAAGAGCTTAAGCTTAAGGGTATTGAGCTTGGATTTGAAATGAACTCCGACAAAAACATAAAGGCTTAGACTATGGCATACCAAAATTATATTGCTTCTAGAATTATTAGCAGTGCAAACGTGAGCAGCAGTGGCACAAGCGGACAGAGCGGACGCGCTCCGTTTGGTTGCACCATTGTCAGGATCGCTACGAGTGCTAATGTAAACATTGTCATCAACGGTAACCCTACGGCCACGGCAGCGGGTACCTTGATAGCACCAGCAGATTCAGACTGCTTTGTCATTAGGGGTGATAGCTCTCCTACTGCATCTGACGGTGAAAAAGTAGCTACCATTGGTACAGCAACGGTTAATTTTACCTTCTTGGAGGGTTAAATGGCTACTAACAAAAAGATCACTGATCTTACAGAACTTTCAGAGTCAGAACTGTCAGACGATGATGTTCTTGCCATTGTAGACATCAGTGCTGGTACGACCAACAAGGTACGTAAGTCAACATTGGCCTCTGCATTGTCAGGTGTCGCTAGCATCACCGCTACCAGCCCCATAGCTGTTAATCAGTCTACAGGTTCTGTGGTGGTCAGCACAGCAACAATCCCAATTACCAAGGGCGGTACTGGGCAGACCAGTGCTAGTGCTGCTCTTGCTGCGTTGGGTGGCATCAGTGATCCTACTACCACTCGCGGTGATATAATTGCCAAGGGTGCTTCAGCCCTTGGTAGGCTTGCCATAGGTGCAAACAATACCGTACTCCGCTCTGACGGTACTGATCCTGAATGGGGAGCAGTAGCTGCTAGTGAGATAACAGGTACATTACCAATAGCCAATGGTGGTACAAACGCTACCAGCGCCAGTGCTGCACGAACTTCCTTGGGTTTGGTAATTGGTACAGACGTAGCTGCCGCAGGGGCCAATAGTGATATCACATCTATCACGGGTCTTACAACCGATCTTACCGTAGCACAGGGCGGCACAGGGGCTAGTACAGCAGCAGCTGCTCGTACAAACCTAGGTCTGGTCATTGGCACTAATGTAGAAGCGTTTGATGCTGATATTGTCAGGTCTGACACTACAGATGAGCTAACTGCTGGTTATACTAGTGCAGCATCCGATGCTGGCACAAAAGCGTCCGGCACATTTACGCCTAATCCCCAGACTTCTAATTTTCAACACGCTACAAACGGCGGCGCTCACATATTGGCCCCTCCTGCTTTTAACTGCACAATGGTTATTTTGTACAAAAACAATGCAAGTGCGGGTGCCATCGCTACGTCTGGTTTTACACAAGTGGACGGTGACGATCTAACCACCACGGACGGTCATGAATTTTTTATGTACATCACACGGTATAACGATGGAGCAGCAACTTTTTCAGTGCTGACAGTTAAGGCGCTTCAATAAGATGTTTATGCCAATTGCCCAAGGCGGTGCAGTGGGGGCCGCAGGTGGTTTTATTATTAACATTTCATCAAATACAACAAATGTAAATATACTTACCTTAGCACAAGCGGCTGGATATGACGAAAACACCGACACCACTGCAATTATTGTGAATATATTGTCTAGCGTTGCTGTCACAGCCACGTCAGGCAACCCGGCTATTCGTACAGGCGCATTGAATAATAATAGCGATCTTACAATTAATGTCGCCAGTGGTGCATCAGTAACTGGCGTTACAGGAAGCCAAGGCGCAAACGGTTCAAGTGCTGGATCAGCAGGGTCAGCGGGCGGAGTTGGCGGTCAAGGCATCTTTTTCCATGCCGACTTGAGTTCTGGCTCAGGTGCTTACCTTATAGACAATGATGGAACGGTAAGCGGCGGACGTGGAGGCGGCGGTGGTTTTGGTAAAGGTGGTCTTGGTGGAACTAGGCGGACAGTTGTTGCTGGCGGTAAGGGCTACAGTTGCAACCTTCCGCTCGTCTATGGAGCGTCGGGCGCTGATGGCACTGCTGGGTCTGCGGGTGGTTTAGGCGCAGCGGGAAATGCGGGAACGGCAGGTGCTACCGGAAGTAACCCTAGTGTTGTTGATTGTCCTCTTGTCGGTGCTGCTCAGGGTGGCGGTGCCGGAGGGCTTGGCGCAGCAGGTGGAAGTTCAGTAGTGAAGCAAGGGGCAACTGTCAGTACATCTGGTTCCGGCACATTTAACGGGGGAATAGTGTGAAAATTCTTATACCTTTTTCTGGGGGTATCAACAGTACGTATTCCCTGTGGCGCTATCTCGCCGAAACTGACCACGAAATCCATGTGTATCGCTTCACTGAAAGTTTTGAAATACAGGACCGCAAACGAACTGCCGCGCTGGCGATGGTCGATTGGCTAAAAACTAACGTCCGCGATTTTACGTTCTGGGAAGAAACCGGGACGCTGCCGGAACACGCTGAGCAGCTAGAGCCTGTGCGAATTGGCTTTGAGCGGACATTTAATGCCGGGGTTCTAATACCGCGCTGGGAAAAACAGGCAGCGATGCTTGACAGCGTTGAGCCTGATGCCGTCGTGCGCGGCTCCTCGCTAGAGGGGTTTGCTTTTGACGTGTACCCCGTTACTCTCGCGGACATCCGCGACCGATTATTCAATCGGGATGTGCTGACTTTTGTCGCTGGACATCCTACGCTAGAGACTGCTATCAATTTCATGGCTCCGACTGATCCAGCGGAATGGGTCGAGCAGGTTTGGCGACCGCTGGGAGAAATAATTACCGGGCGATTTGAACAGCTAGAGGCGTTGCCTACAGCACTCCAAGACTTGCGTGAGAAAGAGTGCGACGAGTACCATGCTCCTGTCATTGGTAACTACTGCCGCGAATGTCTGTACGACGATTTGATTGAGCGTCGAACCGATCTAACAGGCCGGGAAAAGGATCGCGAGATTGCACGGCTGGGTCAATATGACAGTGGTTATGCTAACGCAGACCGCACCGAATACCACCCACTCCCCGCAATTGCATACGCGCTAGTTGAGATCAATGCGTATTGAGAAACTCCACGATAGCCTTGGGGCAGAGGTGCTTGATATTAACCTGTCGAAACCTCTCGATTCTTGTGACCGATCCACGCTCTACGCGGCATGGTTGGAGCATCTGGTTCTTGTCTTTCGGGATCAGGAACTAACGGAAACAGATCAAGTTGAGTTTTCTAAAGTATTCGGAACGCCTAGCGTACAGGACAAAAAACGGATTGATGGACTGCCAGAGGTTATGCTTATCGGCAATGTCCAAGGCGGTTCTTTATCAAATGGCCCGGTTCCTTTCCATAGCGACAGTTCGTTTAAGCAAAAGCCACTTAAGGCGACAGCGTTGTACAGCGTCGAAGTTCCTGACGAAGGCGGCGATACGTTGTTTGTCAACATGTACGACGTTTTCAACCAGCCAGAAATTTATCAAGACCGTGATCGCCTGAAGAAAAACGGTCGGACGGCGTTGTTCAGCTACACGCGGAGGTTTGATGGCATCAAGTTATCGGCGCGGCACCCCATAGTTCAGACACATCCTGAGACAGGTCGCGAGCTAATCTATTTGAACCGTCTGCATTCAAAAGAAATTGAGAAATTTGGCAAAGCGCATGAAACGGACATCTGCGTCGATTGCTATCTCCACGATATTTTAAAATGGATTGAGGAAACACCAACATACCAGCACAAATGGCGGCCCGGCGATCTCATCGTCTGGGACAACCGCTGCACACAGCACGCTCGCACAAATTTTCCAACCAGTCAACGCCGCCTATTGCAACGCGTTGGCATACACTAAGGCAAGACATTGAAAAAATATCTACTCGGTACACTTCTAGCTCCTTTCCTATTGGCCGCTTGCGCTGCAACTGCCAAGCAGCCTGTCAACGTTTGGGTTGGATTTAGTCCAGGTGGTGGATACGACGCTTCTGCAAGAGTGTTTGCAAAATATTTTAGTCGCCATCTACCCGGCAATCCTGATGTCGTGGTTATAAATAAACCGGGCGCTGGCACTGCAAAACTTGTCGGTTACATGTATCGCGCTGTTCCTGCAACGCGGATGGATGTAGCGTTTTTTCATCCGGCGGTCATGCAGATGGCTGTATACGGCAAGCGGAAAATTCGGTTCAAACCAACTGAATTTAAATACATCGGCAATATGTACACGGACGTAAATTCTTGCGGTGTTTGGAAAGGCGCAGGTCAGAAGATAAAGACATTTGATGATCTAAAGGCTGCAAAAAATCCAATTATCTTTGGATCAGCCAGCCCCAATAGCACGATGAGTACCTACCCGCTGTTCTTAAAGAACGTGTTGGGCGCAAACATTAAAGTAATTCAGGGATACCGTGGTACACGCAAGGCGATGAGAGCAATGCAAGCTGGTGAAATTCACGGCGCTTGTGGTTTCTTTGAGTCCTCGATCCGCAGCAGCTACGCACAGCACTGGAAATCCGGGAACCTGAGTTCGGTCGTTCAGCTAGACATCAACCGCAAAGCCAAGATGTTCGATCAAGCAACGGCGTTGTCAGGTCTGCTGAAGACCGAAGAGCAGCGTCAGATGGCGCAGTTTGTTTTCGGCATTGACGTACTGTCGCGCCCAATATTGGCGTCACCCCGTGCCCGACCTGCTGACGTTAGCATCCTCCGCAAAGCGTTCATGGATACAATGCGCGATCCTGAACTGAAAGCAGAAGTGAAACGACGTTTCGGCGTGGTAACTAACCCAATGCCGGGTGAAAAAGTGCACAAGTTCTTTGTCGATATGCAAGCCACTCCCCGACCAGTTGTCGAAAAGGTGTGGAAACTAACACGTCCGGTTCAGAACAAATAACCGTGATTAGAATTTCTTTGACAATTAAGTATAAAAGTGCTAAAATAAGTTTAACGGAGTAAGACATGACTGTAGAATCTGCTAGTTATATTAGCCAACTTAACTCTTCAAACCCCTCTGCTAGTGATCCCTTATCTGAGGGTGACGACCATCTTCGCTTGGTCAAGTCTGTTCTTCAAACGCAATTTCCTGGCCTTGCAACTACTGCTGTTACCCAGACTTCCGCACAGATGAACAAACTAGGTTTCCCTGTAGGTTCTGTCATCATGTATGCATCTAACAGCATACCTAGCACACAGACTATCAGTGGTATTAACGATTGGCTCCTCTGTAACGGTTCTGCATTTTCTACTTCTACCTACTCTGCTCTGTATAATATTATAGGCAACGTCTTTGGTACAAGTGGTTCAGATTTCTTAGTACCTGATTTCAGAACATTTTCTCCTGTAGGTGTAGGAACCAGCTTTGTCTTAGGCACAGCCGTTACTGCCAGTGCTGAAGCAGGAACAGATAAAATTAAACTACAGCCTATAAATTTTATCATAAAGACATGATTACATACAGAGGTGAAAAGTTCTCAGGGTATAACAAACCTAAGAGAACTTCAGGTAAGAGTAAAAAGTTTGCAGTATTGGCAAAACAAGGAGACTCTATAAAGCTAGTGCGCTTTGGTGATCCTAACATGACTATAAAAAAAGAGCAGCCTAAGCGTAGAAAGAGTTTTAGGGCTAGACATAAATGCGATACTAGTCCTCCCGGTAAACTTAGCGCACGATATTGGTCGTGCAAAAAATGGTAACAAAGGAAACATTATGAAAGAATATGCTAGCCCTAAAATGGGAAAAGTTGGTAACCGTCCTGTCCCCTCTAAAGGTGGTAACACGGAGCCTTCCAAAGGGAGTGGTAATCGCATGGGTGGGAACATCTTCGGTAATTCTAAATATGCCGGAACCGATGGGACTATTCAGAAACACAAATGAACTCTAAAGAACAAGCAAACCAAGCTGGTTTAATTTTAAATAACGAAGCTTTTAAACTTACCTTGGAAAGGCTTAATAACGATCTAGTAATTCAATGGAGCATGTCTCAATCTTTAGAAGAACGAGAAACATGCTGGATGAAATTGCAAGCTTTAGGCTCTATTGTAGATGATCTAAAAGCTGTTATAGACGATCACAAAATTGAGAACACAGAAAGGTAACTACAAATGAGTGAGGCACAGACCAATCCCGAAGGGGAAGTCACCGAGCCAGAGCTTAATATGTTCGATGTCATGTTTGGAAGTGATGAAGACACCAATCCAGAGCAAACTATCGAAGAACCCTCAGAGTCTGAAGAGTATGAAACAGAAGCCGCTGAAGAGGAATATGAAGCGACGGAAGATGAAACAGAATATGAGGAAAGTGACTACGAGGTAGACGAAGAAGTAGTTGAGACAGAAACCTCCCCCAGCTACACTGTTAAAGTTGATGGTGAAGAAGTAGAGGTTAATCTTGAAGAGCTACGGAACGGTTACCAGCGGCAAGCGGACTATACCCGTAAATCGCAATCTCTAGCGGAGCAGAGAAAAGCTTATGAAGCTAATCTCCAAGCTGTTACACAAGAGCGTGAACAGTATTCTCAGCTTCTAGGTAACATGGCCCAGAACCAGAATGCAGAGCTATCTCGCTATGCAGATATAAACTGGGCTGATCTTAAAGACACTGATCCTATGGAATACATGGAGAAGCGTCTTGAGTACCAAGAAGCTAAGGAGAAGATTTCTGAATTGCAGAACGAGCGTGTGCGCGTTCAGCAGCAGAATGAAACAGATATGGGACAGATTCTACAGGAGAAACTTCAGAAAGAAGCTGAACTTCTCTCTAAAGCCCTGCCCGAATATACTGAACCAGGTTCTAACTTCAAGGACGAAGTACGTAACTACGCCCTTAACTTAGGATTTTCTCCACAGGATATTGATGGAATAGCTGACCACCGTGTAATCTTAGTACTGCATAAAGCTATGATGCAGGATAAGGTTTCCAAAACCCCAGCTAAGAAATCTAAGTCTGCTCCTAAAGTCGTCAAAGCCGGAACTCCCCAGACAAAAGCTCAACGCTCTCGTCGGACAGTTCAGGCTAAGCGAGAGAGATTGTCGAAAACAGGTAATCAACGTGATGCTGCAAATGTTTTTCTGGACTTTATCTCTTAACCTTAGAAGGAACTAAATTATGGCACAGCCAGCCGGTGTGTTTGTTACATTCTCAGCGAAGGGTCTTCGTGAAGACCTTGAGAATGTTATCTACGATATCTCCCCGACCGAAACGCCCTTTATGTCTATGGGCGGACGCGAAGATGCGGTTGCAGTTAACCACGAATGGCAGACGGATGCTCTTGCAGCCGCTGGCAATAACCACCATGAAGAGGGTGTGACGCTTGCTGCTGCTGAGCCGACCCCTACGACTCGCCTTGGTAACATCTGTCAGATTAGCCTGAAGACGACGCTTGTCTCTGGTACTCTGGATGCTGTATCCAAAGCTGGTCGTAAAGAAGAGCTTGCGTACCAGATGTCCAAACGCGCTAAAGAACTTAAGCGTGATATGGAACGTGCATATGTTGGTGTTAATCAGGCTAAGACGGCAATGGCTGCGGACACGACTGTTCGTAAGCTTGGTTCGCTTACTTCTTGGGTATCGACCAACGTCAGTGCTGGTACTGGTGGTTCAGGTGCTGGTAACGGCGCGGCTCGTACCGATGGTACGGCTCGTACCTTTACTGAAACGCTGCTGAAAGCGTCTATCCTTACTGCGTTTGACAATGGTGCTGACATCAAGTATTTGATGATGGCTCCTTCGCAGAAGCAGACGTTCTCTAGCTTCGTTGGTGTCGGTGCGGCGGGTGGTGCGTCTAACCGCATTGAAGCCAATGATCAGCGCATCATTGGTGGCATGGACGTGTACGTTAGTGACTTTGGTGAAATGGCCGTTGTCCCTAACCGCTTCCAGCGTAGCCGTGATGTCTGGATGCTTGATCCTGAGTACTATGCAATTGCATATCTTCGTCCGTTCCTACAGCGGGAAGTTGCTAGCACGTCTGATGGCGAGCAGCGTGCAATCATTACTGAGCATACTCTTGTTGTCAAAAACGAGAAAGCTCTTGGCGCAGTCTACGATCTGTCGTAAGGCTAGGACTAAAGGGGGAGAGCATTTTGTTCTCCCCCGTTCTAACTAAGAGGCATTCCATGAACGATCCAGTTAAGACTAAATTCCACTACGATCATAGCACAGACAACGTTGTCCTAGAAAATATACAGGACGTAAAACCGTTGCTAGAGCTTAACAAAAAAGAACTTAACAACGACTCTGCATATGGTCCGCAGCTGAACAACGGTATGCGTAAAGTAGCCAGCATCCCTCTAGTCATTATTGAAAAATGGAAACGTGAATTAGGCGTTGATATTTACAATAAAAATGATTGGCCTAAAATTAAACAACTTCTTAATGACTCTGATAATCGTTTTCTACGTACACATGAAAGCCAACTGTAATGGCATTATCAACGTACTCAGAGCTACTGACCACTATAGCAAGCTATCTTAACAGAGATGATCTTACAGATATTATTCCTACGTTTATTACCTTAACGGAAAATCGTTTAAACAGAGAGCTTAAATTACGCGCTAATATGGTACGGGCACAGACCGTTACTACAGCAGGTCAAGCTTTCTACGATCTACCAGATGATTTAATTGAGCTTCGTAATATTACCTACGACAGTAGCTCACAGAGTTTTGCCCTGCGCTACCTTTCTCCTGAGTCTGTTAGCAGAGAGTACGGTACAATAGTAAACGGACAACCTAGGGCATATACAAATTTAGGTAACAATCTTAAACTTAGCCCGACACCCGATGCCGAGTACAGTATTAACATAAACTATTTTTCTACTCTTCGCACTCTTTCCGACAATGTTCTTACCAACGATGTACTCGCCCAGTATCCTAGTTTGTATTTATTTGGTTCTTGTTTTGAAGGGGCGTTGTATCTTAACGATACAGAACAGTCTACTAGATTTGGCTCAATCTTTGAAAAAACTTTAAGCGATGTTGAAAGAGCCGAAGAATCTGCTCGTTATAGCGGAACTGTTATGACTACTAGTATTCAAGGTGATCCTGGTTCTCTCATACGTAGAGGTGCATAATGGCTACCAATTGGGTTATAGATAATTTTTGCATAGTTCAAGAAAATGGTGGAAACATATATACTGAGGACGGGTTTGGTCTGCTAGCTCTTCAAGAACATGAGTCTACTATATGGGTAGAAAACACGGAAACTGGGAATGGCTAAACAAGTTTTTGATGTAACTGCCTCTGCACAGTCTCGTTTTTCTGTTAATAAAGACCTGTCTCCTTATGACATGCCCCCTACACTTTTTAACGATGGTGTTAACGTCCGTTTCCTAGACGGGATGGCTGGTAAAATTCTGGGACACTCTCAAGTCTTGGGAACACCTACTGCTGCTCCTTATTGGGCCATAAGCTGGCTACAGGGTGCAGCAAACTTGTGGATATATGGAGGGTTAACAGGCCTTTTTAAAATCAGTGGAACTACCCACAGCACCGTTACTAGGTCATCAAGCGCTTACACCACGTTGTCAGGCACTACCAACAACTGGCAGGGTGGTGTCCTAGGTGGCGTTCTTGTCTGTACTAACGGCCTAGACGTTCCCCAGAGCTTTGTACAAACTGGAACAAAGTTTACTGACCTTTCTGATTGGCCTTCCACACTGCGCTGCAAGACCATTGTACCATTTAGAAATCATATGGTAGCACTGAACCTTACAGATAGTGGTACAGCTAAGCCCTTTACCATCCGGTGGAGCGATGGTATTCCTGCCGGTGCTAGCACTAACGGTACTAACACTTGGAACACTGCTAGCACAGCCAGTGAATCAGCAGAGACTTCCCTGACAGGTACCAAGGGTCACGTTTTAAATGCTGTACAACTGGGTAACGAACTTATCGTATACAAAGAAGACAGTATTTATGGTTTGAATTATGTAGGTGGTTCTTTTACCTTTAACATAAGAGAAAAGTTTAAAGACACTGGGCTATTCAGTAGGGACGCTGTAGTAGACTTGGGAGACGGGCGTCACGTTATGGTAGCTACCAATGATGTACTAATCCATAACGGTAACACGATAAAAAGTGTTATAGACGACAATATGAAAACATTTTTGTTCAGTGAAATTGATTCTACTTATTTTTATAAAACGTTCTTAGCGCATAATAAAATTAAAAATGAAGTTTGGATATGTTATCCTAGAACTGGGGCGTCTAATGGTTTTGCTAACACAGCTTTGATCTGGAACTATAGAGACAACACTTGGACTACCCGTGATCTTCCTAATTTAAACTTTGCGGCTAAAGGGCTAGTAGACCCCGGCCTTACGAACACTTGGGGAGCTAGTACAGGTATATGGGAAGCTACTACTCTTGCTTGGGCGCAACAGGAATACAACCCTTCTATTGATTCTTTGTTAATGTGCGGTACAGAAATTAACAAATTCTACTTGGCAGACTCTGGTACTACCTTTGACGGTACTAACTTCTTGACCACCCTTGAACGCAGGGGGTTACACGCTGGTCGCACAGATGCTGTTAAGGCAATAAGCAGAGTGTACCCCCGCATTGAAGGAACTGGCGTTGTTAACATCAGCATAGGAGCAGAGCTACATCCTTTTGCTGGTGTAACTTATAGCCCTGCTGTTCCCTTTATTATAGGTACAGACAGTAAGGTTGATTGTAGAGTACGTGGTAGGTACATGGCTATCAAGATAGAAAGCGAAGCTGTTACACAATTTAGGTTATCTGGTTATACGGTAGAATCAGAAGTAGTGTCTGACCGATGACAAGAGAGTTTCTAAGATTTGATCCTACACTTTGTCCTCAAACGATAGAAGACATACCTAGGTTTATAGACAACATGTTGCTAGAAATTAGACCTGTCTTGGACTTGGTACGTGACGGACACCTAGATGTAACCACAGTAGAGCCGACAAAGCCGCAACAAGGAAACATAAGATATGCAGATGGAACTAGCTGGAATCCAGGCTCAGGAGAAGGAATATACTTTTACAACTCCAGTGGCGCTTGGGTTAAGCTATAACAGGGTAAACAGAAAACACCCCGAAGTCCATAACAAAATTGGTAAGTGTATAAAGTTCGTAGCTGATTCTATTAAGAGAAGTAATAATCAGCCGTACATGAAACCAGAGTTTCTGTTTAACAAGTTCCTTGAAGGCTATAGTGATATGTGGGTAGCTGTAGAAGGTCAAGAAATAGTAGGATGTCTGTTGATAGGTGTAGCTAATTATCCAGAACAAACGGGGATAAACTCAGAAGCTACTGCCGGAAGGTTCCATTTTAAAACAATGATGCCAGCCTTAGAAGACTACTACAGGAAACGAGGCGCTAAGTTTGTGGAAATATCCGGCAGAAAAGGCTGGGAACGGAGATTTGGTCCCATGGGATACACAGTTAAAAACGTAACAATCATAAAGGAACTTTAAAATGGGTGGTATATTTAGCTCTCCCCCGCCGACAGTTGTGCAAGCACCGTTTCAATCTACATCTAACAGCAGCGGTGAGGTTTTACCATACGCCCCAGTAGAGCCTTTCCTTGAACAGATACTTCCAGAGATCAGGACGGAGTTTACCCAGACTCCTGAACTCTACAGAGATTCACTGGTGCCTGATTTCTCAGCACAGACATTGGCAGCTAGGGACATCTACGGTCAGGTAGGGAACACAGCTAGTCAGCTAGGTGGTATATATGGCAACTTGTTTGCCGGAGATATTGGAAGAGCAACGGCTAATCCTCTAGATGATTCTATTTACCAAGCACAGCTAGGGACAATCTCTCAGCAAGCTAGAGACATGACTGAACGTGACAAGCAGGTTGCCCAGCAACAGGCCATGGAAGCTGGTCAGTTTGGTTTAGGCTCTACTGCCCTAGGTGAGCTACAGACGATGCAGCAGCAGAAACGTGAAGAGCTAGCGCAGCGTCAGATGTCTGTTGCCTTGCAGGAAGCAGAGGGTCGCCGCATTGCCGCACAGGGCCGTGCGCCGCAGATGGGACAACAGATGTTATCGGCTCAGCTTACCCCTGCTAGTCTCCAAGAGGCTATTGGTGGGCAGGTTGAACAGCGCCAAGCTGCTTCACAGGCGGACGCTGCTAGGTTGGCACAGCAGGACCAAGAAGCTAGAAGGGCGCAGCTCATTACGATGTCTAACCTCTTTGGTGGCTTGGCGGGTCTTGGTAATAGTACGATTAACCAAGGAACAAGTAGCGGATTTAACAGCCAAGTTATTGGAGGCGGTGCTAGCCCGTTCAGCCAGATTGCTAGTGCTGCTGGTGCGGCTGCTTCAATATACGGGGCGGCGTCTGATATTCGTTTAAAAACTGATATCAAGTTTGTCACCAAGCTTAAGAATGGCATCAACGTATACCGTTGGCGTTGGAACAAACGTGGTGCTGAGATTACCAATCGTGTATTTGGCTTTGGTGTTATTGCCCAAGAGCTACAGAAGATCAAACCTGGTTCTGTCACTAAGGGCAAACATGGTTACCTGATGGTCAACTATGCTGGCATAGGAGATTAAGATGGGTAAGCAATTTTTTGGTGGAGAGTCTACTGATATAGATTTTGATCAAGATGATGGAGAGTTATTTACTGGAAGCGGGGGGAGTGCCGAGGAGATTTCTAAAACTTACGCGCAGTTCGATCCTGATACAGACGAAACTTCCTTCTTCAATTCAAGCGACGATAGTCCTATAACTGATCCTGAAGATGTGAAAAGACTTTCTGAGCAATACGGAGCGCCAAAGAAAAAAGCATTCGACGTTAAGAAAGCTCTAGAAGAAGCCGGGAAGGTTGGTAGTGCGAAAGCACCGGAAGCAATTGCAGCTAGTGGTATGCCCAATGTAGGACTACCCGGCTTAGGCCCGACAAGACGGATGGGAATGCCGGAACAGTATCCCTATGCAGCACCATCGTACTTGCAGGATTCTAGGGCATATAATACACAAATTGGTAAGCTGGTAAACACATTACTGAGCACTCAAATTCGTGGTCGCAGTATTAGAAGTTTAATTTAAGGTATATTAATATGGCTGAAGATTATAGAACAACTGCTCAACGGCTTAGTGATGGCCAAGAACGGCTTGCTAACCGGGTAAGTCAGCAGCGGCTTACAGACGAAGGGGGAATAGGACTGCTGAGTACTATCTTAGGCCCAGCTAGGTTCGGAGCAAGTGCGGCAGTACGGTCGATTAAAGAGGGCCGAAACCTTCTTGGTGTGTTATCTACTGCAAACAAGACTAACCCTGTTCGTAAGCTCATAGCACACGATCTTGCAGCGCAGGTAGCTGCCAAGAGACTTGCACAGCCTACTCTTGCCAATGCGGCCAAGAGAGCAGCGGGCCTTCTCCCCGTTGCTGGTGCAATGCAAGCTGGGAGCGGAGAGGGACCACAAAGTGTATCGAGCATTAGGAATATTGCCATAGAACCCGGAGTATACGGCGCTATACCGGGAAGGCCGGGTACAGAGGTCTATGCAGGAGTAGACGCCCCCCCGATGGACGCACCTATTCCCACTCCCTCTCCTGACGCAGCGCTTAAACTCGGACTTATAAGCGGGGAAGGCGTAGCACAAGATAGAAACCAAGGTAATCTTCTTTCTGGTCTGTTAGGAGACATAAATTACAAAGGAATGTTAGACCAACTGTTTAAAACTTTCCAGAGGCCAGAGATGTTGACTCCCGGTGTCAACGCCTTGACCAGTTTTGGCATGGCTGGTGCAGGATTGAGACAAGCTGAGCTGGCTGGTGCAGCGGTGGAACAAGCAAGGGAGGACAAACTTGCAGCGGCAGAACAAATAAGGGCGGACAAGTTTGCAATAGCTGGGATTAATAATGCTCCCGGCGCTCCTAAGTTTGATAAAACACAAACAGATTTGCTTTTAGATATTACCAAAGGACAGGGAGCTTTAGATAATCTACAAAAAGCTTTAGAATTATCTTTGCAAAGTAAATTAACCGGAGCAGGACCACAGGGCCTCCAAGGAGTTAGTAATCTTTTAGCAGCTTTCGGTATTGATCCCGGTGTAAGTGCTATTAAAGATTATGAAAACCGAGTAGCTAGGATCAAAGCTGACCTCTCTGCATCAAAAATATTTGGCAGAGAAATGAACAGGCAGGAGCTTAAAATACTAGAGAAGTTAGTCAGCGATCCTGGTATTTTTAATACAAATACTCAGCTAAGAAATCAGTTACGTAATTTGACAGGAACGCTTGAAAAAACCATAAGAACAAAAAGGCAGATTATAGCAGCACAGTTTCCAAATACCGAT